CGCTGGAAGTTCCGGTGTGGTGGACGTTGATGTCGAATCGCTCAATGCCACGAATTGCAAAGCTGTCGTTCTCGAACATCGACGCACTGCCTACATACGCCTCGTTACTCACAGCCAAAGCCATACCAGCTCTGTCGCCGAAGTCTGCGGCCATTGTGAAGTCACCGAACATGCAAGCAAGTTGACTGGCAGAGTCGGTAGTCGGCATAGCAGTTGACCCGCTTGTGAGGACAACAGGGAAACCAGCATAGGTCGGCCCGCCAGCGTTAGCCATATCGCTCATGGTTACGCCGCCTGCCGCCCGCTGTAGCCTGACCATTACGCCATACCAGAAGGCTTTAGAGCAAACCCACGTGGACCTCATACCCGGATAGTTTGGAATGCGGCCAATCATGGCTAAGAGATTAGCATCAGTAACCCCGGCAAAAGTATTACCGGCAGCTAAAACTAATCCGCCGCCATCGTCAGCGCCGTTGTCGGCTAAAAGCTTTGTGGCTATACCATACATGCCGCCGTAGGTCGATGTGCCGTCGCCTCGAATACCACAGAGGTCTTCCTTTGTAGCAAACGCTAAGGCAATTTCCTGCGTTGCTTGGTCGGCGATAGAGATAATCGCATCGCTAACCAATTCGTTAGACGCAGTAGTTATCGCAGCCAATTTCTTGGCAACGAGCTTTACCATTTCCCACGCCCCGGTTGATGCTGTGATTGCGCCACCTTCACCGATAAAATTAGCCTCTAATCCGCCGGTTCTGGAGGGCCTGCTCTTGGTATCGCTAATCATCGGCGTATTCCGGAACAGGTTACGCACTACGCCATAGTCCTCAACGAGTCGAATTATAGTGTTTTCGTACTCATCAAAGACTAAATACCCGCCCGTGGTGTTCGTACCTTCGGTGTGAATGTTTTGGAACTGCACGCTATTGACTGGTATGCCATGCTGGTTGCAAAACTTCTGTGCGTAATCATTGTTTATCAGCGACGCTGCCAACCACATACCCGCACGATAAGCATCCAGTTCAGCATCCGGCCCCTTGAACGCTTCCAAGTGCCCCGACCATCGCTTGGCCTTTGCAGGGACAACGAACTTAGCCTCATGGTTTGGCACTGCGTTCGGGTCGTCAAGAATGACACTGCCCGGCTTTACCTGCCTGCCCAGTGACGGTGCTTCGACCATCTTGTCCGCCGCGGCCTGCATTCCAGCCAGCTTGTCGTAGTTTTCAATTTCCTTTTTTGTTTTCTCCGCACCGGCTATGAGACTATCGAACTGTGTTTGCTGCTCTTCAGTCAAATCCGTGTCGGCTCCATCTACTAAAGCCTTTGCATCAGCAAGAAACTTCTGATGCGCAGCCACTAACTTAATCCTTTTTTCCATTAGAAAACTCCTCAATGTTAATGTGATTTACATTCCGCCTGTTAATCGCCCGCCGACATCGGCCTGACGGGTCAATTTATATTTGGCATGTGTGCTAATGCCAATCGCGCCCTTGCTACTGAAGAGCTTCCGCCCCTCGGTAGTAAGTCGCTAATAACCTGCTCCAACGTCGCCACCCTGTCCACCATCCCGACCGCCTTAGCGTCCCTTGCAGTCAATACCCGTCCCTGTCCGTAATCGGCCTTAACTTTGCTGTTAGTGACATCTCTGTTACGGGCAACCGCCGAGACAAACCCCTCGTAATACTGGTCAATCATCTGCTGGTACTGCTGCTTGGCTTCATCGCTCAACGATGCGTAAGGATGTCCCTCAGACTTATATTTGCCTGCACTAATAATAGTAGCCTTAACACCCGCCTGCTCCAACGCGCCCGACCAGTCTAAGTGCGTGCCGATAGTCCCAATAGAGCCAACTGCTGAATCAGGGTCAGCTACAATCTCAGTAGCAGAAGAACCGATGAAGTAAGCAGCCGAGGCCATCATGCCGTTAGCCACTGCGATAATCGGCTTCCTGCCCCGCATCGCATATATCTTATCACTCACACCCGTTAAGCCATTGACTGTCCCACCCGGAGAATCCACGTCGATTACTATAGCACCCACGTCACTACTGGCTACGAGGTCATCCATCCACCGACCAAACGTTTGGCTTGACACCTCCGCCCCTACGACAGACCAAATAGTGGGCTTGTGAGAGATATAACCATACAACGGTACGGTGACAACCTTACCCTTCACGTCCTTGAACTTCGTCGCCCGTCTCGCTGCCGCCTCTGCTAAATCGGTTATCCCGATTACGTCTGCTTCCATCCGCCTCTCAATTATCGTGTGCAATCTTTCCGGCAAGACGTCAAGAATATTACCCTCAAACTTCCAATTCCTTAGTTTCATAGCACCCTCTTGATATTGTCTGCAATATAGTTCACATGATGCTCTCGCCAATAATCCAGTGTACTGATAGGGTCGATACTGTTTTCTATGAACCCTCGCAGCGATAGAAGCATTGGGTCTATGGAGACGGCCAACGGCTCAATCGCCTCCGTGATATACATATCGTGCTTTGCGTAAAATTCGTCCAGCCAAGAATGGAATTGCGGTAAGTCCTCCGATGCGTGCTTAGCGTGCTTCTCTAATTCCTTCATCTCCCGTGACGCCAACCGCTCGGCAATATCAGTAACTACAGCACCCATAGATTCTGCGGCCCCAAGCGGGGCGAAGTTCATTGGGATATAATGCACGTCACCGCCATCGACCGGGTTCATGTTTTCCTTGCCGCGGATCTCATTGATTGATAAAACACCCCTATCCCACAGCGTGCTATATGCTTCGTACCGGGCCTGCGTGTTACCCCTAAGTAAACCCTCAACTACATGCTCAAAGTAAATACCGTTCCGTTTGTCGTCGGGGCTTAACAACTTCCACCACAGTGCTTGCTCCCACCGCTTACACCAACCCAGTAAGCCGTCCTGTACGTAATCAATGTTCTGCTCTTCGATATTGCTGAAGGTGGCACGTGTCAGGTCGGCAACCTTGTGCGGCGGCACTCTTGTCCACCGGCAGAACTCCGCTACTGTGAACTGCCGCGTCTCTATCATTTGTGAAGCTTTAGGGTCTATTGTATTCGCTGCAAAGGTCATCCCCTCCTCGGCTATTAGAAGCTTATGTGCCTGCGAAGCTCCACCGTATTCGTCGTTAAACTGATTCCTTAGCGCGTCTTGCGCTTTCGTGCTAAGCCTGCCCGGATGCGTAAGTACGCCGCTCTGATGTAACCCGTTAGCGAAAAACGAACCAGCGAACTTATCCATACCAATCGCTGCACCTATTGACTGGCTGGCATACTGAATCACGTTATATCCAGAGACGCCGTCGAAGCCCAAGCCGTGAAGGTGTAATACGTCATCAGCCCATAAGTCTGCCGTACCGCCATTCTCCAGAAGAATGCGATAAAACATACGGCCAGCGTCGTCGCGGTACATCGTCACCATGTCGGGTCGCAAAGGCCATAGAGCAACGGGCACACCGTAAATATCTCTTTCAATTTCAGCGTAAGCGTTACCCCAACCCATGGCCTGCGCGTTCATCATCTCCCTAAAGCTCATCGCGGTCATCTCAGAATTAGCCTGGTACTGCAACAGTCTTGCCGCAGGGTGTGTCGGTTCCTCGTATTTATAATCACCCGCCCGGCGATAGGTCTTTAATGGCATCTTGGCAATATCTTCAGACACGTTACGGACGCAGGCATACAAAGCCGATACAGTCATCGCCGACTCGTTAGTCACCTTTTCGTTTGCTGTATTGTGAAACGAACTTAGTATATCACGCCAACCCAACTCCGACTTATCCGACGCCTTAATCGCAAATAGACCAAACGGCCTCAGTAATATATTTAATAATTTTCCCATGTATAATCCTAAAAGGTCAACATCCCTCTTGATTCATAAACCGAACTGCCAGGCGATACGCCCATAACCCCAACAGCCATAATCGCAGCAACTATGCCGTCTATCCTCTCCGTCGATACCTTTTTGGAAGGTTTTATATTCCCCGCCGCGTCAATCTCAGCCGCTACATTCGACGCCATCCACCTCAGAACCGGGTTGCCGCCGTGTACCAAGTTGCCGGATAGTATCAACGACTCAAACTCTTTCGACGGACTTGACATTGAGGCATAACCCTGCCCGAACGGAACCATATCAAACCCGTCGCCCTGTAACTGCGTCGTAAGCTGTGAGGCGTTCCACCTATCAATTGCTATCTGCCGAATGGAATGCTGCTCATTCAGCTTGTTTATCTTCGCCCGAACTATATCGTAATCGATAACATTGCCAGGCGTCATCGTTATAAACCCCTGCCGCGCCCAAGTAACATAGGGCACGCGGTCTTTTTTCTCCCGCTTGTGTGCGTTGTCCGCCGGTATCCAGAAGAACGGCAGGAGTATTACAGAACTATCCCGCTTGAAAACCAGCACCAAAGCAGTAATATCCGTGGTTGTCGATAGGTCTAAGCCGCCAAAACATTCACAATCTTTAAGACTCTCTAAATCAATCTTGCCATCGCACGCATCCCAAGCCTCCATCGCAAGCCACCGCACGTCCTGTTCTGTTTGAATGTTCAAGTGCAGCCGCTTGAACGTGTTCTCAAACGCCGGAGAGCTTACTGCCTTTTCGCACTGGGCCTTTAGGTATTCCTCTGATAACGATACGCCCAAGCATGGGTTCGCCTTCCGCCATACATCCGGCGACTGCCAATCGTCGTCAAGTGACGCCTCATAAATCACAGGCAGCATGTATGGGTCATCAATAATTCCGTCCCGTACGTCTTTGGCATACTTTAGTTTCTCATTGCAAATTGATATACGGGCAAAGTCCGACGTCGTGATGTAAATCATCAGCGGCTGCCGCCTTGCGCCCAAGGATGTTTCAAGCACGTCAACTAAATCCCTGTTTGGCTGGACGTGCAACTCATCCACAATTGCAAGCTGGGTATTAAACCCATGCTTTGTCCCCGCCTCTGCCGTTATCGCCTTATAGACTGTATTCTCTGCATGGTATACAACAGATTTCAACGCCTTGTAAATCTGTACCCGCTTGGCAAACTCCGGCTCGTTGTGAATCATCCCCTCGCACTGGCTGAACATCAGTGTCGCCTGTTCTTTTTCACCCGCCGCCGAATATATCTCAGCACCCGGCTCATGGTCGGTGAACATAACCAAAAGGATAATCCCCGCCGCCAACGTCGTCTTACCATTCTTACGCGGCACGTAGATAAACGCTTCCCTGTACCGCCGCGTCCCGTCCGGCCTCATCCAGCCGAACAGGTTGCCGATAATCGCCTTTTGCCATAAGGCAAGAATGAAGGGCGACCCCGCCAATTCGCCCTTCACATGCGTAATACATTTCTCAAAAAACTCGATTGCCGTATCAGCCTTCCCAGCATCAAACACACAATCACCGGCACTCCCGTAAGGGTCATAACCCGGTATCTCCTTCAGTGCTTTCGACCAGTCCATCCCTATCCGCCTTCCATACAATCTCCGGGAGCAGGGGTCGAACCTGCAACCTAACGGTTAACAGCCGTTCGCTCTACCGATTGAGCCATCCCGGAATCATCCAGCCCGGAAGAACTTCGCCTTCCCGTCCACAACAGTATCACCCTCCCCCGCCTCAATCCGCCCCCGCGATGACGGCGTTAAACCAAACTCCGCCGCCGCCTTTTGCACTAACCCCCATGCCTTATTCTTAATGCCAATCAGTGGGTTCTGTATCACATTGCCATTGGTAGTCTTGATAAGCATCCGGCCCGTGCCCTCAATCTTCTGCAAAGTAACCAGAGCATCCAGATAATCAGCCATGCACTGGCAGTAACCAGCTAATGCGTTCCTGTCCCAATCAGTCAACACCCGGCCCTTTTCCAGCCGTGGGGCGATGTAGTTCCACTCCTGCAAACCCACGCCATTCAGCCAAGCCGGAGGCTCAGGGATACAGACCTTTGCTTTAGGCTCCTGCTTGTTCTTGTCGCCCCGCCAACTGCCCCGCATCTTCAAAGTGGCGGTCGGCGTTGGTTTACATCCTCTTGCTCCCATTTTACAAAAACCCCCTTGACGCTATCATTAACCCTGCACCCCCCCCATGTCAAAATCCGTGAAAAAAACAGCGATGC